CTCTAGATTGAGCATAGTTGCAGCCTGCCATTAAAACAAATATTGCTTGGTTGATGTCGATGTTTTCCAAGAATTTTTCATATTCCTCCTGGTCCACGTATGAAATTGCTCCTAATAAAACATTTGCTTTTTCTGGAACATTTGTTTCTTCGTTTTTAACAACTTCAGTTTCGTTTATGATATTATTTTCGCTCATTTATTTTTATTTTTTTAGAGTCCTTTAAACAATTCATCGTATTCATCGTATTCATCGTCAGATGAAGAACTTTCAGTTTCTAATACATCATCGTTTGAGAAAGGAAGATCATCAGATGATGATTTAAAGATCAAATCGTCATCCTCGTCTTCAACCTGTTTAGTTGGAGCCTTGCTAGCACGAGATTCGGATCCAGTATTATTCATCTTAGATTTAATCAAGGATTTCATTTCATCATCTTTACTTCTTTCAAAGAGTAGATTTAAAACTGATTTATTAGTGATGGTTGATAAAATTGCTTCGGCTACTTTTTCTTTCGTCTCATCGGTCCAATTCTGATGTAGATATGAATCCATTTCAGGAGTATTCTTCTTCATGAACTCTTGAACCAATTTAACTGACTTCTCATTATTTTCAACCGGAACTTGTTTATCTCCAATCTTAAATACCAATGGAGTAGTTTCATCCATGAATTTAGATTTACTCCAGTCTCTATACTGACGAGTTTTCTTTCCAACTACACATAGAAAATCTTTTCCTTCTAAAAGGTGGTATGGATTGACTGATGCCACTGATTCTAAAAGATCATTTTCTTCAGGATTTATCTGAGACTCAATTAAATTGTTTATTTGAGCTGAGAATTTAAAGATCTTAATAGATCCCTCTAATTCGGGGCGCTGCGGATCTTTTTTAATGTAAACCGGAGAATGATGAGTGTGCCATCTAGAGAAAGAAGCTTCTAATTGTTTATGCAATTCAGGCTCCTCATCTTTTAAGGATTTAATGATCCTCTCAAGATCCCATAGAATCGAAGGTTTTTCAACATTTGAAGGACAATCAACATAAAGAGATTCCTTAGTTAAAGGATTAAAGAATTTAGCACTATATTTAGTATACTTGCTAAGGGACTTGTCGTGCACATATGGAATAAATCTAAATACAGATTTATAGGAACCATTGTATGCATCTGGATCCGGGTTGTAAAGATTCTGGTCTACTTTTTTACCAGATTGAGTCGATGATTTTACGAAATTTTCTTTCGGTAAGTCAAAAAAGTCAGTCATTTTTAAAGATTTTTTTAAAGTTAATTAAAGATTATATACTAAAGATTTTTATAAAATTAAGCTAAAAGCTAAAATTTAAGAATTTAATTCATCTCTTAAACCTTTAGCAGAGTTAGATAACTCGCTCATTTTGGTCTTCACAGTTGGCATATGAATTGCTTTTCTCACTGATTGCAAAGATTTTCTAAGTCGACCTGCTGCGCTTTTAACTCCTTTTTCATAGAATTTGTCAACGTCTCCGCTTTCTTCCATTTGATTAATTAGAGCGTCGATTTCACCGAAAATTTGATTCTTAGTCTCGGCTACTTGATTTTTAAAATTTTCAAAACTGTTCATAATTTGTTATTTTTAGTGTATTATACTGAAAATAACAACATGGGTTTTAAATTTTATCAATAATAGTTTTTATTTTGGGATCATTAATTGAAAAATCAGCATCTGGATAGTTTTCAGCTGCATGTCTGATCCACTTTGAGAGAACCTCTAAATATTGATTTTTGTCCATTTTATTGCTCATCACAAATGGATATAAATACTTATCGAATATTTTATCTATTTCAATTCCTTGCTCCTTGGATCTCTCGTATGATCCTTTAACCATAGATTCTATTTCATCTGGCAAAAGAAAATACTTATAAGATTTTTTAGCAGATTTACGATCTGCATTTGAGCTCGGTCGAACTTTAAAAGGCTCACGATTCCAACCTATTTGGAATAAATGATTAATTTCATGAGAAGTAATGTCAATTAATCTATATTTTAATTCATTAAATAGATCAGGTATTCTAGAAGGGTCTAGAATTAGAGTTACTGTTATTTCAGGTAGAATTAAGTCTCCTCTGTCTATCATAGTATTTGCATCAATTGCAAAGCCATAATTTTTAAAGTTTATTTCTTCCCAGGGTAGAGTTTTAAAATGAAAATCTGAATCGAAATCTGGAGATTCGTCAATTTTTAATTGTATAACTAGATCAAAATCAGGATTCTGATATTCTAGTTCCCTTATTTCAATATACTCACCACCTGATGACATGTTTTTCTGTATACAATTGATTATGTCAACCGCATATTTAGATGAACCCAAGCTCATTTCTCTTTCCTCGTTTATATATTGACTAAAGGATTTTATCATTTATTAAGGATTATTAAACGATTTTATCATTTTTTAGGAATTATTACAAAAGTAATATCTACTTCCTCACAGCCATATGTTTTAGGATCATAGAAAGTAACGTCGATATCGTTTAATTTTTCTCCGATTTGATCCCCAACTACTTGTTTTCTAAATTTATCAATTAATACTTTAGTATCGGGAGGAAGAATGTCCTTTTCACCAGAAATATATTTAGATATTGCCTTCTTTTTTACATCGATAACAGCATCTGATAATTCTAATCCCTTGGTGCTAATTATATTCGAGGTTAACCATTTATCTAGATCATCTTTAGATATTTCATAAGATGAATATTTTTTAGAACTGGTTCCATCTGGAAATTTTTCATCTCCTACTTCTCCGTCTTCTATAAAAATAAATTTATATTTATCTGGTTTAGGGGCAGCAGCGCCAGCTGCGTTAGGGTCTCCCGTGCCCATACCCATGTCCTGTTCATTTACAAATGTAAGGAATCCCTTAAGATATTTCATTAATCAGTATTAATGTTTTTATTATTTATTCTTCTTGGGACTAGGAAAATTATATTTTATCCATCACAGCTTAAACAATCAGGATCAGTTGCACGTGCTGCAATATCTCCCCTAAGAACGGACTCAGTTCTCATATAATATAATGTCTTAATACCCTGCTTCCAAGCTTCTATGTGGACCTGATTGATCCATTTAGGAGACGCTTGTGATGGAAATGCTAGATTTAAAGAAACTGATTGATCTACGTATTGTTGTCTTATTCCAGCCTGTTTAACTAGCTCTAATTGATTGATCTCTTTAAAGGTTTTAAATACGTCCTTAACCCAGTCTACTTCTTTATTGTCAATAGAAGTTTGAGATACTTCATTTTTATGAATTAGTTTTCCGTTTATAAATGCCCAGTTATCTAATTCATTTAAATCTTGAACCGATCCACCGTCTTCTAAAATCTTATCCCAGACTTCCTTGCTGTTGATTCCTATTTTTCGAAGGGATTTTTCTAATTCTTTATTCTTACGAATAAATGTTCCCTTAGCAGTCTGCTCAGTGAATACGTTAGCTGCCCATGGCTCGATTCCTGGGGATACGTTTCCACTTAATTTAGAATTCGATACAGTTGGAGCAATAGCTCTAAGGTGAGTATTTCTCATTCCAGTGCCAACACACCAGAGAGGTTCACCATATTCATTTGCAAGATCTCTAGATGCCCTTTCGGATTCTATTTTTATTTGAGAAAATATTTTACGAGTTTCAAATTGGGCAGGCAATCCTTCGAATGATATTCCTTTTTGCTGTAAATATGTGTGCCAGCCTAGAACACCTAATCCAAGAGCTCTACCTCTTTCGGCGCTTCTAACTGAATTTTCAAATCCTCTCATGTTTTTAGCTCTCTGTATAAATTCTTCTAGAACTCCATCTAAAAACCAGATTGTAGTATAGATCAAATCAGTATCCTTCCACTCTTCATATTTTGCTAAATTTAAAGAGGATAGACAGCATACAAATGAGTGAGATTCATCTGTGTGTAAAGTAATTTCTGAGCATATATTTGTCATAAATACTTTCAGCCCATTTTGTTTATATGCGTCGGGATTTGATTTATTGACGTTTCCCTTGAACATGATATAAGGTTCCCCTGTTGCTTTTCTTTTTTGTAGAAGTTTACCCCATTTTCTTCTTGCATCCGGATCTCCTTCTTCTAATCGCCTCATGAATTTATCAGAAACAACTACGCATTGGTGAACGTTTAAACATTGGCGATTAACATCTCCTTTAGGTTCTCTAATCTCAATCCAATCATCAAAGTCTCCATGTTCAATGTTCAAATTAATTGATGCTGCTCCTCTTCTAACTGATCCTTGATTAGTAGCTAAAATAGTAGAGTCATATATTTTTGCAAATGGGACAACTCCATCGGATGTTCCATTTTGAGATATCTTGCTACCTGCGCTTCGAATCATGTTCATGCCAATTCCAACTCCACCTCCGTGTTTAGCAAGAAGCATCATCTCTAAATTTTTACCACCTATTTCTTGAATAGAGTCTCCAACGTCTATTCCAAAACAAGAAATTGGAAGTCCTCGATCGGTACCAGCATTAGATAAAACTGGAGTCGCAAGATTTAACCATCCTCTCCAGATATAATCGAAAAATTTAGACGCAAGATATGGTTTTTGAAGTCTTCTTGCTACTGCAGTTGACACTCTCCAATAAGCATCCTTAGGTGTTTCTCCTTCTAATAGATATCCTTTGGATATTGTCTTTACGTATACTTCAGTATTACCCCATTCTGGAAAATCTACGTTTAATTCCCAGCCTAATTCTTCGCCAAAATTTTTCATTAATTTTAATTTTTATTTACCACAAATCTGTCCAATCTTCTCCTTCATTTGCCTTTGAGTAATCAGTAGGTCTAACTGCAAAAAAGTCAGTATGTGTATGACCTCCCGTTAAATG